AACAACTGGAACGCTCAGTATATGCAACAGCCAACAGCTGAAGAAGGAGCTATAATTAAACGTGATTGGTGGCGAGACTGGGAGGACAAAGATCCACCTAAATGTGATTTTATAATACAAAGCTATGACACAGCTTTTCTTAAAAAAGAATCTGCCGACTACAGTGCCATAACCACGTGGGGAGTGTTTAAAAACGAAGACGAAAGCCCTCAGATAATATTATTAAACGCTTTTAAAGATCGATACGAGTTTCCAGAGCTTAAACAGGTAGCTCACGAAGAATATATATTCTGGCGTCCTGACATGGTAATCGTAGAGGCCAAGGCTTCTGGTATACCTCTGACAGCTGAATTAAGGGATATGGGAATCCCAGTTGTTAACTTTACACCGAGCCGAGGAAATGATAAGCATGCAAGAGTAAATTCAGTATCACCGCTTTTTGAAACGGGATTGATATGGGCTCCTATGCACCAACATTTCGCTCAAGAGGTTGTGGAAGAATGCGCTTCGTTTCCGCATGGAGATCACGATGACTATGTCGACTCTATGACTCAAGCGATTATGCGTATTAAACAGGGTGGCTTAGTTCGTAACAAAGATTCTTACAAAGATGAACCGCTGCCTGATAGGAGTAGATTAGAGTATTATGGCTAGTAGACAATTAGTAAATGCAATCGTTCAATCTTTTAAAAGATTAGGTGGAAACACTAATGATGTTCTTGGAACTAAAACTAACGTAAGTTTTTTAGGTAAAGGTAAATCACCAGAGCTGATGTTAGACATGGACATCAACGAAGAAGCGTTAGCTATATTACCACAATCAAAAGCAGTAGAAGAATTAACAAGTTCAGTAGGCTACGCTGTAGCTGGTAAACTAAATGATGTTCAAGCAAATAAATTATTATCTAATATGAAGAAGATGGAAAATGTTTATTTTCCACCTGTAGAACCAAAAAACGTAACAGATTTTGCTACAAGAACTGGGGGCTTAGATAAAGCTGGTTTGATGTCTTTGAGACAAGCAGACGATTTACCACCTCCAGGTTCACGTGGTGGACCAGAAGACATTGCAGCTCCAATTCAATCTGATGCATCAACATTCACAGGTCAAGGTTTAGAATCAATCAAAAATGTAAAAGGCACTAATTTAATTATAGATGACATTGTAGATAAAATTTATTTAAACTCTGGAGTATCAAAAAATGCTCAACCAGTTGCAAGAGCGAATGCTAGAGAGTTTTTAAATAGAGTAAAAGATTTAGAAGATCCACAGTTTCCAAGTGGTCCAACTTTATCATCAGTTATGGAAGCAGATGATTTTAAATTTATGACTGAAGGTGGTGGCGGTGGTATGGGCGATCCATTGTTATTAGTACAAAAATATTTTGGACCAAAAGTTGCAGCAGCGATTGCAAAAATAGATGATCCAAAAAACATTCAAAAATTTGCAGAAAGACTTGTAAGAGTTAAAGATGGTAGAGGTAGATCAGTAACTGATAGAATGTTTGATCCACAAACAGTAAACCCAGAAGATTTTGAATTTCAAGACGGTGGTCGAGTTCCATTTAGAGAAGGTGGTGGAGCTGATGCGAGATACATGAGAATAGAACCTAAGTTTTTAACTATGAAAGGAATATCAGAAGACCCATCATTAAAAGTTGGAGGTTTTGGTTTAAGTGAACACGATACTTTTTATGATAAGTTTGGAAAGTTTTTAAGTCCTTTGTATTACATGGAGAAATTTTTAGAAAAAAGAAACAGAGATAATTATCAAAAAAATAAAAAAGCAGATGGTGGACGTGTACCTTTCTTTGTGGGAGGTGCTGCAAGAATGGGTTTTCAAGCTTTACGTAAATATGGTTTCCAAGGTAAAGATATATCAAGATTGTTTGCAGGTCTTGGCACAGATAAAAAATTAATTGGAAAAGAAAAAACAGAATACTTTAAACAATTAAATAAAGTTTTAAAAAACCCAGATGATTATCCAGATGCAATTAAAGATCTCCAAAAACAACTTGGCATAGAAGTAGGTATTGGATTTAGAAGTGGTGGCCTAGCTAAAATCCTGGAGGTGTAGTGCTAGAGCGTACTAAAAATAGATTAGAATATTTAAGAAGACTTTTAAAAGCTGAACCTCAACCTATGACAATGGAGAGGGCTGAACAACTTTTTAAAGAAGCTTTTCCAGATACATCAGATTCATATAAAGGTATTTCTAAATATAGACGAAAATATCCACAATACTTTAAGGGTATTAAGATTGCTGCAGTCACTGATGAAGGAGACAAACTTAGAGATTATTTAAAAAGAAGATCTAAAACCTTAACAGGTGATTTAAGCACAGACTATAATAAATTAAATAGAGCAGCTAAAACTACTTTAGGTCCTTCAACAGTAAAAGCTATTGTAGATAAATTTAATGCAAACAGTGCAAATAAATTTTTATTAACTGGAGGGACTGCTTCCGGTGCTAGTAAGTACGACGATATCTATAAAAACTCAAAAAAATTTAGAACGTTTTATGACAGCCTTGATAACTATCCAGCGTTTGAAGATGCTACAGGAAATCAAAAAGCAAATGCTTATAAATCTTTTCAGGTAAGAGGAGCGTTTAAACCACCGGCAGGATATACATTAAGTTCAGAAGAATTTTTAGAAAAAGTAGGATTAAAAAAATCTACATTAGATACTTACGTAGCCGATCCAAATAAAAACAACACTTCTAGATTTATAAAAGAAAATTTTAATTTTAAAATAGGGGCTGCACCTGTTGGAGCTTTTGCAGCAGGTAAAGGAACTAAACAACGTTATTGGAAAGACCCGTCAGAAGCTACGCTTAGAAAGTGGGACAGGTTTTTAAATTCTAAAATAATAACTGGCAATATGAAAGACAGAGTAGAAGCTTTGTATGCTAACGATAATATAAAAAATTTAATTTTTAAACAGAAAAAACTTCCAAGCCTACCTGTAGTTCAAGCAGCTTTAAATAATCAATCACCCTCTATAGCTGCAAATGCTATGGCAACATTGGCTAGAGTTTTAAAAGGTGATGAGTTTAGAGGAGATATTGAAATACCAAAAGATGTTAGTGCGGGTAAAAGATTATTAAATCAGATCGGAGATGTTGGAAAAAGAAATGCATATCGAGTTGCATTTTACAATGCAGCTTTAGCAAACGTAGATCAATTTTATAAAAACGAAGCGAACGCTTCACTTGGTAGTTTTAAAGCAGCTTTTAGAGATGAACTTAAAAAAATATTAGACATACCCGAAAAAGGTAAAGTTCCATTTAGTGTTAATGAAGTAGTTGGAATTAGCACAGGTGAGATGAGAGGACTTGCTCCATATTCTGCTTTTGTAGATGTGGTAAGATCAGACATAAATCAAGGACCACTTGCACAGTACCAAGGAAGATTATCTAGATCTATAGGGAGAGTGCAAGACGCTCTTGCTGTAAATGATGTTAAAGGTGCACAAAAAATTGCAGATGATCTAATAGCTAACGTTCCAACATACAAAGGGTTTAAAAATTTATCTAAAGCTCAGTTAGAAAGTTTAGCATTACCAGAAATTAAAATTGGAACAAAAATAGATCCAAGTATTTTTTCACCTGCTCAATTAGCTGAGTACAAAGCAAAAGGATTAGATATTCAAGGTATGGCAGATAGGGAAGGTTTTTATCTTGATCCAAAAGGTAGAAAACCTTTCTTTCAAGTGTCATCATCACAATTAAAAAAAGTTGCAAGCAATTTATCTGAAAAAGATAAACTAGCTGTTTGTAGTCTACTATCTCGTGGTGGATTACCTGGAGATTGTGCTGCTGCAATAGATAACAATCCAGTAAAAGCAGCACAAGTTTTTGAACAAGCTCCAGCAACAAATACTGGAATGCAAAAACTAAAAGCAGCAGCAACAAGATTTTTAAAATCAGGTGGTGTAAAAACATTTGGTATTGGTGCGGCTGTAGGAACAACAGTAGGACTTGTTAAATTATTTAAGAATGATGATCCAACAACTTATTTATCAAATGAAGACCAACAAAAAAGTATGTTAGTTGATATGGCAACACAACCTATATCTATTGACATGGAAAGACCTGCAATATTAGATTATCAATTACCAGCATTAGGAGCAACAGTAGCTGCCTCAACAGCTGCGGTGGCACCATCAACAATAAAAGCAAGTAAATCAAGATCACTAGGTATTGAAAGAAAACCTCCTGGTATAGCTAAAACAGGTTTAAGAGTTTTAGGTAGAGGACTAGGAGTTGCAGCATCACCTGCACTACTTGCACCTTTTGCAGCTGGAGATATTGCATCACAGATAGCTGAGGGGGATTCACCTACAGATATTGTAACAAATCCATTCAACTATTTGTATCCTGCATTTGCAGATCAAACTCCAAAACTGACTAGAGGATTAAGTCCAACTCTTCAAAAAATAGCTAGACTAGGTTTACCAAAATTAGCATTAAGAGGATTATCAAGAGCAGGTATAGGTGGATTTGCAGCTGCTTCAGCTATACAAGGATTAGGATTAATAGATGACTAAAAAGTTAACAACTACGATACCACCAGAAAGAGGACCTAACCCACAGGGGTTGAATGTTCCTGGAAAAAAGACTATAGTGGTTTCGAACTCGGAGAAAAACAATGTCAGAAATAGACAAGTCTTTACCAAACGTAAAGCAAGAAATAGAATTACCTAGTGAAGAAGAGATCGCAGAAGCGTCTCAAGCCAACATAGAAGAAGCACAAGGTTCTCAAGACGTTGAAGTAACACCAGAAGAAGATGGTGGCGCAACAATTAGTTTTGACCCTGAAGCTATTAATCAACCAGGCACTAATGAACATTTTGATAACTTAGCAGACTTATTGCCAGAAGAAGTTTTAGGTAGATTAGGCTCTGATCTTTACGAAAACTATACACAATACAAAGCGTCTAGAAAAGATTGGGAAGATGGCTACACAAAAGGTTTAGACCTATTAGGATTTAAATATCAAACGAGATCACAACCGTTTACAAATGCAAGTGGTGCAACTCACCCTGTATTAGCTGAAGCGGTAACACAATTTCAAGCACACGCTTATAAAGAATTACTTCCAGCAACTGGTCCAGTGCACACTCAAATTATGGGTGTAGTAAATAAACAAAAAGAAGACCAGGCTACAAGAGTAAAAAATTTCATGAACTATCAACTCATGAATAAGATGAAAGAGTATGAACCCGAGTTCGA